AAATTGAAGTTCCACTCCCCTCGCCTATTAAAGCCAATGTAGGCCCTGTTGCTAATCCTCCATGTTGAAGCCCAAGTAAAGTATTTTTAGCATTAGCAAATGCTTGTACTCCTGTTATCCCTCTACCTCCCAGCATAATATTTATTGCAGTTAAAACTGCTAATTGAATAAGTAATTGCCTTATTGCCTTTTTTAGATTTTCAAATAATGATTGGAAAAATCCTTCTTGGCTATTTGCTGCATCCATCATTGCGTTATGCATAATATCTCCAAATAAAGCAGTTGCAGCATTTAATTGTTCTTGCTTTCTTGTAATATCAGCAATTGCTGCTCCCACAGAACCCATAGGGCCTCCCCCTTCAACAGGCATTAAGGCAGGGCCTAATGATGGGATAGGAGTAAGCCCCTTTCCTTTTCCTTTGGGCTTATCTAATTGGTTTTCTAAATCTCCTAACGCCTTTGTCAACTCATCTACACCTTTTGTTGCATCATCTGTTTCATCTACTATCTCATCTGTTTTGCCAAACCATTTATCAAAAGCTCCCAAACTATCTGCTATGGCTACTCCTGCTGCCGCAACTGCTGTGGCAAGTAATAGCCAAGGATTTTTCTTAATCATTGCAAGCATCTGAATTCCCAGCCATCTTATTGCCAATCCTATTTTATGAATCCAAGGCAAGAGGTAGCTAAATGCTAATATAATTTTGGATACACCTATTACAACAGGGCCTAATGCAGCGGCAAATGCTAACCATTTTACAATATTTACCTTAGTTTTATCACTTAATGTATCAAATTTAATAGCAAAGCTATTAAGGATGGTAGAATGATTTTTCCAATATCTTCTGTTAAATCCATTAGTGTATTCTGCAATGCTTGAATAGGCCCTAATCCAGCTTCTCGGGCGGCAGCAGCACTTCCACCATATTGTTTTTCTAACTCAGCTAAGATAATAGTTTGAGCATCTGCTAACCTATTAGTTTCTACTAAGGATTTAATTGTTTTCTTTTGTTCTATGGAAAATTGAATACCAGCTCTACTTAATGCAGATAAATTAGCGACAGGATCATTTAATGCCTTCCCAAGCATAATAGAAGCACTTTTCAAATCGCCATCTAATCTGGTAGCTAAATCTAAGGCAATTTTTTGAGTTCTTTCAAATTGTTTCCCTGCAATATTTGTAAATGTTAAAAGTTGGGCAGTAGCTCCTTGTAGTATTTCCTCATCTCCAAATAAAGTTGTTTTTTGTAAATCAGCAGCCATTTTTTGTAGCTCCTTAGATGTTTTACCAACTTGATTCCCTGTGGATTTTAATCCAGCTTCTACTTGGGCAATAGCTTTTTGTTGCTTATCAAAACTTCGAACACTTACAGCTCCTAATGCTAAAATGGGGAGAGTTAAGTTTCTGGTTAAGTTCATCCCAATTCTTTGGGTTTTCTTACCAAACTTAGTAATACTCTTTTGGGCTTTTTTCATTGCCCTCTCAAAACCCCTAAGGTCAGCTCCGAATACTATGTTGAGTAAACCTATACTTTTTTTAGCCATGTTCTTCTAACTTTTTAATGTATTCCGCTTTATTTTTTAACTGATCCAAATCCACTTCCCCTTTCTTTTTATCCCAATCAAATTCTATCAAATCAGTTAGTTTCAATTTTTTACCTTTTGCAATTTGAATGTTTAACAAGTAGCAGGTTTGCCATCTACATCTCTCCCATTCATTTCTTTCTCTTATCTGTTCTAAATCAAAGAAGCCATTTAACTTATTAAAAAAGTGCTTTGGAATCATATCATAAAAATCCTTTACACTCATTCCCAACTGCCCAAAGGCAATCCCCTCAAGTTTATCCCAAGTTAGCTTTTCGCTTTCTTGGGCTTCGGCTTTTTTTCATTATTGCCCCCCATCATATCGGTTAGCACATTCATACATCTGGCTATTCCATCCATGTCGCCATCCATCTTATCTGCTAAATCATCTACCGATAACTCGCATTCTTGCTTTGCTGCTCTATATCCATCCTCAATTCCACAATGAATCAAAATTAAAGCATCATTTAAACTCATATCAGCTCCAAGTTTATTTAGCTCATTTAATGTTGTTCCTGTTTTCATTGAATATTTACGCAAAGCATTAAATCCAAATTTAATAGGGTATTTACTACCCCCTAATTCTACAAAAGTATATTCCATTTTTTCAAGTTTTAAAAAATACTCGCACCCAAACGCAACCCACCTGAAAAAAGGATGCGAATGGGGTATTGAGTATTAGGTTATTTATGATACATCTATTGTAATCCCAGCAGTTCCAGCTAAAGTCATACTGTATGTAGCAGTATCTTCCGTTCCGCCTGTTGCAGAGAAAGAGGTTAAGAACGCACTCCCCGTGTAAAATATATCTCCTGTTGCGCCCCCTGTTGTTCCCCATTTTATTGTAAATGCTTCTCTTGTATTACTACCAGAATCTAATATATATTTAGTAACTAAATCATCTGCTCCATAAGTTAAAGCGCTTCCACCTGCATCTGTCCAAGCATAAGCACCATCTATACTTACTTCCCAATTTCTTTGTCCTTCAAGGGATTCTGCAAAACCAGCACTTTCCTTATTGGAAATATCTCTGGTTTCCATATTAATCGTTATAGACGCTGTTTGTGCATAAGCTACCAAAGTACCTGAGGTACTATACACTTTTACATCTGTTCCATTAAGTATTGCCATTTTTTCTATTTTTTATTTATTAATTATTTGTTTTTTTATACATAAAGTGCAGCTATCGTTAAGCTGGTTACACCAGTATAAGTAATTGCTACTTCCCCATTTCCATCATTAAAGGCAGCTGGAGCAAATCCACCAATAAATGCTTCTGCACCTCCTGCGATTGCTATGGTTGCATTCGCTTTTGTTAAATCTCCATACATTCCACTATCAACACTTGTAGTTACCGCTGTTATGGTAACTGTTATTTCTCCTCCGCTTCCGTTTTTAATATGCAAAAACATATTACCATTGTTATCGGCTGTATCTCCACCCCCAGCAGCAGATACATAAGTAGCTGCTCCTCCTGTTTCAGTTATCTGTTGTACTGTTAGTTCCGCCATCTTTCTTTATTTTTTTAGTTTTCTTTTTAGGGCCTTCAATATATCCATCCTTCATTAATTCTTTTGCAAGTACATCATTTATAACTGCTTTTTGTCCTTCTTTAATTAGTTTAGATGCACTAAATTGCCAATCCTTTAAAAGTGTATATGTTTTCATTTTATGTTGGGTTTATTTGTCTTAATGTAAAGGATAAGGATTGCACATAAACTCCCTCTCCCTCTCCTTTAATATCAAAATCTTCATCCGAACTTTCATATTGTATGCTTTGAACTTCAATTCCCGCTACTGTTCCTGAGTACCTATCCAATGCTACTCTTGCTTTAGTGGCTAAATCTACTGCTTCAGTATAAGTATCTGCAAAACATAATGTATCAAAACTATTTCCATCTACTGTACTTACTCCCTCTTTTGTGTCATTAGGATCAACTCCTGTTGTTTGGTAAACTACAAAAGGAAATGCACTTTTTTGAACTGCTACATTAGGATAAATCCTTGTAGATACTAATGCACCTACATCACTATCATTTGCCAAAACACTATATATTGCTGCTCCTATTTTCATTTAATATCCTAAAGTTCCATATTTTTTTAATCGTGCCTCATGCCTTTTTATTGCCTTTGCTGCTATATTCCCAGCTTTTGAAAACGCTGTTGTAGTCATTTTAATTCTATTTCTATCCCACGCTGGTTGCATAAACTTTGTTGCTCTACTTCTATATTTTCCAAAGTGCATTACTTCATTCCCCCATTCCAGCCAAGCTCCATAATAACCACCTTTATTCTTAGCATAAGCTCCTTTTACCTTTGGCCCTAAATATAATCCTAAATGATCTTTGGAATCCCTTGTAGTAAAAAATGTTATGCTCTTTTTTAATGTTCCTTTTGTTATTCTTAATTTTTTATTTGGAGGATAAGGCACTCCTTCTTTTTTGATTTTTGGGCTAACCTTTCTACTATCCCCTAATTTAGGAGCTAAATCCTTTGCATCTCTTAGAGCATCTTTACCAACTTCCCTCCATAATGCTTTCCATACAGTATATTGTTTAATCTGCTTAGGTAAATCTCTAAACATTTCAGAAATTTCCCTTGCTCCCATTAATTTTATATTTGACTTAGCAGTTTGCATCCTTAATCCTTTTCCTCTGTTATTATTTTTAAAAAACTTTCTCTCCCTTCTATTTGTTCTACATTATGAATGTAATAATATTTAGCTGTTCCTTGTGGGCTAAAGTTTATTCTATGCCCCATTGTAGGAGCAGCCGAACCATTTAAAAAGGCATCTAAATCCAAATTCCTTATATAAAAATTAACCTTAGTAGTTGCAGTTATTTTATCTGTTACATTTCCTTCACTTCCTCCAGCCCATTCTACTTTTGCCCATACTGTTCTAACCTCCCCCCAACTATCTACCGCTACCTCTCCATAACTATTTGTACTAACAGATGGCGATTCAAGAATTATCCTTCTATCAAGTTCGCCAATAGTCATACTGTTTGTATCTTAAATTGCTCTAATAAATACTGAGCCGACTTTGGTAATTCCGTTGCTATTCTACCTACTACTACTTCTTGCCTATTTTCGTACCAATTTCCAACAGTTAAAATAATTGCTGTTCTTATTCCCTCTGGAACATCTGTTGAAGCAGTTCCATAACCTACTGTATATTTAACCTCAACAGCGTTTATTCTATCTGATAAATTTGGTAAACTCCCATCAACAGCAATTCCAATTCTTGCAGGCTTTGAAGTTCCATCTAAAATATAATTAGAAGATGATAAGGTTTGTTGACTATCATCAGAATCGTAA